TCAATTCCATGATGATATGTATTACCAAGATGCATATGCTGAGAAGAAGGAAAAGTCTTGGGAAGAGGCAGCATCTGATTTAGCTTTAAAAGTTACAAAGCTTGAAGAACAATTAAAAATTCATAAACTACTGATTGATCAGCTTAACAAATATATATATCATGCCAAAAGTAACTATAGAATATAACCTCCCTGAGGAACAAGAGGAATTCGAAACAGCAAATAATGCTTCAAAATATTATTCTGTTATCTGGGACCTAGATCAGTATCTTAGAAACTTTGTAAAGTATCCAGCTGATCATGAAGATCCAGTTCTTACTGATACTATGGCAAAAGTAAGAGATGAACTTTGGAGGTTAATAAAAGAAAATAACTTAAATTTAGACAAATGAAATTTTATATAACAGATTTTAGAATTAAACCTGACTCTTATTATGTCATGGATACAAGATGTAAGAAACTAAGAAAATTTATTGAATGGCTTTGGTTTAGGATTGAATATTAAAATGATCTTGACTTAAACAAATAATAATATACTATGAACTATATGACTAAGAAAGTACTACAACCAACTAATGATTGCTTTATTCAGTTTACTGAAGAAGAGTTGAGCTCTATTGGAGCAGGTCCAGGAACTAAGTTTCAAGTTAAGCATCACGATGATGGCTCAATTGAACTTCGTCCGTATGTAAAGGTTGAACTTGATATGGAAGAGTGGCCTAAAGAAGTTCTTGAGATGATTATTAAGGAATCCTGCGAACAGGATATTTCAGCTAATGATATTATTAATAATCTTCTTAAAAAGAGTCTTAATAAATTTGAAGAAGAGTCTGATGAGGATTTTTTTAGTGATAGTACGAAGAGCTCTTATAAAGAAGTCGATGATCTAAAGAGTCTTTATGGTAGTTCAAGTTATGATGCTGTTCTCCCTACAGCTTTTAATTCTGAAAATACGACTGCATCTTCAGATAAGCTTTCCTAATATATGGACTTTTCAAACCCTTTAGAAATTGTATTAACTATATTCTTGGCTATTCTTTCAATTTATATTATTGAAAGGATTATTGCCAAGGCCTTTAAAACGGTTATTTTTGGATTTTTATTGTTTCTCGGTATCTTTGCCTATTCGTTACATCATCAGGAGACACTTAAGAAGTTTAAAAAACCTTCAATGCGTTTTACTGTTCATGATTTAACTGATTATGATTCATTTAGTACGAAGCTAAACTTCTATAAGGATGAAACCATAAAAGATTTTAAATACGACTTCACCCAAGCCCGTAAGAATCTAAAGAACAAGTAGTTGCTTTCTTTTTATATTGTTTTAATTAATAATATGAAGAAGATTCTTTTTATTGCATTGCTTTGCATCACTGGCTGTACTTATTATACTGAAAAACAGTCGGAAGCATTAAGTCAAAACGTTTATGCAACAAATGACTCTGTTAATAAGGGTCGAGTTGACTTAGCGTATTACTATTCCGCTGAAACAACAAAACTTGTTAAGCTTCCAAAGCATAGAATCCCTATCCAGCCAATTGTTAAGGCTGGTAAGGTAATTAAAGGAGCACAACCTAATGACTCAACAAGAATTATTGTTGTACCTGCTCAGTATAAAGGCGATTCCGTTGTAGTTGTCGGTTCATCTGATTATCAGGAGCTTATTAAAACGAGATCTATCGCCGAACAGCTTAAGAAAGACAATTCCAACTTAGCAAAAGATAAGATCGATACAGATAAGGAACTTGTTCGTCAGAAAGATATGAGTAATAAGATGGTTATCGATCTTAATCATCTTCAACAAGAGGTTTATAAGAAAGATCTCGCTATTCTCTGGAGAAATATTATTATTATTAGCTTATTCGTTCTTATTGCTGGGTATATCTACTTACGAATGAACAGGTTATTCTTTTTTTAGTAGGAAAACCTACCTCTCAGATTAAATATATGTATGGATACGTTTATACATACATTAACATCCGTGGAGACAGTTGGTAGTAACGATGCCGTTGCTACCAAATCATATTTTGATAAGACAGCCCCTGTCGTACTCAAGAATATTGAAAATTGGATCATTGCTAATCCGAAGAAAGCCTGTGCTATTATCTTCTTCGTTGTTGGCTTTGTCTTTGGAACCTTAATCTAAAGTTTCATTATTTAAACTATGGAATATTATCCCTCACGCTCGCCCTATCCCTTTATTCTCGCATGTATATACGCCCTTTTCCTTGGGTTTATGCTCGGTCAATGCGTATTATTTCATCTTGGTAAACATTGTTTATTCTTTAATTGATGTAGATAAATAATTTTAGGATGGATCAGCCTAGAAGAAAGCTATTTACGAAAGAAAGGTTCCTTGAAGGGAATAGACAAAAGTGGCTTATCGTGTTTCTTGCATATCTTACCATTGTTATAGGTCTCGATGCAACTCATCTCCTTAAAGACCCGACACCATATCTGACCTTCCTCACGTTTTTAGCAGGTTCGTTCATATTAGGCTATTCTGGCACGGAAACTATGAAATTATTCAGAGCTGACTCAGTAACAGAGAATCAAAATGTTAATCAAACAGTAAATGAAACCAAGGATATTACAGAAAAAAAAGATATTAATCTAAATGAGCAGTATTTTACTAATAACGCTAAGGAAAATGATTACAATATCAAGGAGATCAATGTATGAAACCACCGTCGCCTGATGCTCTAGCTTTAATCTTAGAATACGAAGTTGGTGGTGGTAAAAGCTACTATGAGAAGCTTCTCTCCCATCCTACCTGGCCAGGTGGTGCCTCTGGTACTACATTAGCTATTGGTGTTGATTGTGGATATTATACTCCTGAAGAATTAGGTAAGATATTCTATTTTCTACCCGGTAATCAATTAGATGCTATTAAGAATGCATCAGGAAAAACCGGAGAAGCTGGTAAAGATTACGTTAGACAAATTAAACCACTCAATATTACTGTGACTTGGGATCAAGCTTTAGAGATATTCAATACTTTAACCTGGCCTAAGTTTGCTAATTTAGCAGAGCGTACTTTTCCAGGGTTAGATCAATTATGTGACAATGCATACGGTGCTCTGGTATCGTTAATTTTTAATAGAGGCACAAGTCTCAGTGGTCCGAGTCGTGCAGAGATGAGAAATATCAAGAATCTTGTACCACTTAAGGACTATAAAGGTATAGCTGAGGAACTTCGTAGTATGAAACGTATCTGGGAGGGTAAAGGGCTTGATGGACTCTTAGCAAGACGTGACGCTGAAGCAGCTTTGGTTGAAACATGCGCTTAAATGAGTAATTTAATTCAAGAATTCTTTGACTTCAATCAACCATGCCCTGGTAAAGTTCCTAACTGTCAACAGCTCCGTGAACAATACCAAGCGGACATTAAAACTGTACGCGATTATGGCTGCAGACCGTGTGCTGAGACGAAGATAAAAGTCAAATATATGGAAATTATCTGGAAAGCGTTTATGGATTCGCTTTAATTATACGTGTTTAAAGGCTTTATAGTATTTGTAGAATTTTGCTAAATGTTGTTTAGCAAATCTACGTGCATCAACTTCGTGTTCATTTCTAAAATATGCATGTCTGTTCTTATCTGCATCTTCTTTACTATAGTCAAGCTGGGTATGACTAATTTTGTATATTCTATTCTGCATCCAGTGTCTAAATTCATGTAAGTAATGTTCAAATAAAGCTAATTCCTTTTGTTTAATCGATTTTGCAGATATACGTGGTTCATCGCAAAGATGTATTTTATTAGAATAAAACTTATATCCGCTCTCATCAGCTCCTTCATCTACTTGGAGTATTAGATTAATCTTTCTTGTTATCGCCCCAGGCTCCACTTCAGCAAATAACATAGAAGTAGCAGCACCCATTGACTTTATATCATAGCCGTTTTCGTCAAACCAAATAATTGATTTTGGTGTTGGTTTTAATGTAAAGATATACATATTGCGTTGAATTAAAGGGGTACCTACTATAATATAATACACAAATATGGAAACCACAACTAAAAACGACGATGTTATTGAAGTAATTACCGAACTTACAGTGTCAGATGTAAAAACATTAGATGGTATACTTGATACGTGCTTAGAATCTAATATATTTGCTGACGCTAGTGTTAATGTTGTTAAGCAATTAAGTGAAAAACTAAAACAGCTAGTTATCAGTTTAGAACATTCATCGTAAAGATGTTTTATTGACATTATAATTAAATATATACATATAATGTCAACCTTAACAGCCATAGCTTCAGTTTGTGAAGAGTTTACAGATACTATTCTCGTAGATAACAAGAAAAATAGTATTATTGTTAATGTTAAGAAGCAATGGTTTGCTACTCTTAATAAACGATTATTATCTATGCGGTGTACATTGGTACATAAGACACCTATCAGTACAGGTTATACATGTACATACATTTATTCAGAGTAAAAGTGGATATTAAGTGAGTTATTAGTTATAATAGACTGATATGCTAGTTTTTGACCCTATTGCTCACTCCTATAAAAATGAATTTACAGGGGAAATTTATACTTCTGCTTCAGCTGTACTTAATAAATTTAAAAAGCCATTTGAAGCTGATGTTATTGCCGAGCGAGTAGCGAAGAAAAGAAAATGTACTGTTGAAGAGGTGAAAGCTGAATGGAAACAGGCAAATGATTTTAGTAAAACATATGGTACAGAGATCCATGCTGCCATTGAACAGTATAATAAGATGGGAACATATGATATAAAGTATGTTGATATCATTCAGGCATATATTGACCTCGATCTCATTGACGCTAAGCGTGATAATATCTTATCTGAACAGCAGGTATATAATCACGAATATAAAATTGCTGGTACTGCAGACATTATTCGTGTAGAGGACAAGGGTGGGTTTAGTATCTTTGATTTTAAGACAAATAAGAAGTTTAATATGTATAGTCAATACAATGACTATCTTCTTTCCCCTGTTGATCATTTACCAGCATGTGAATACTCAAATTACGCTCTTCAGCTCTCACTCTATGCTTTTATGTATCAGGGAATTACTGGAAGACGAGTAAATCAACTAGGTGTTATTTATTTTGATCGTGAAGCTTGTAAATTCACTCACTATCCAATAAATTACATGAAGCATGAAGTTATTTCAATGCTTAATTATATAAAGAAATGAAATTCATAGATCAAATATTACAAAATAGTCAAATTAAAGAAGCTAAGCTCTATGGCCCTTCTAAAAAGGCAGCTGAAAGACCGGAGACAGGTGTAACTATTCAAACACCTGCTGCGTTTCATGTTATTAAAGATTGTGCGACATTAGCTAACAAGTATCTCCCTCATTTTGTCTTTGGTCATTATGCAAATCCCTTCGAGGTATTAAAGGGTAAGTTTACTCGTGATGATATTGCCGAATTTGTCAATGAAGCAAATTCAGATATTGTATTAAATCAACTTCTTGCCCTTATTGTTGGTAAAATTAATATGACTTTACCCCAATTATCACAAACACCGACATCACCTGCTAGTATTGCTACAAGCTCTTCAGATCCATACGGAGATTACGAATCGTATGGCGCTGTTACACCTACTGCTAAACAAGATACAACGACATTACTTTGTAATGCTTTCGGTGTTTAATAATAAATATTATAAACAATGAAACTACTGTCTCCTTTTCTTAAAATTCAAAATCAGCTAAGGATCTTTCATTGGCAGACAACTAGCTACGCCCAGCATAAGGCCTTCGGTAAAGCTTATGAACATCTTGATGAACAGATTGACGAATTTGTCGAGGTATTCATGGGTAAGTATGGTCGTTCTAAAGCTGCAAACAGTTATAGTATTCAGCTTGACAATTTAGGCGACGATTACCTCGAAGTAATTAATAGTTTTGTATCTTACCTTATTGATATCACAGATGAAGTTGATCCTGTTAAGGATACCGATCTTCTCAATATTCGTGATTCAATGCTTGGTGAGCTTAATCGTCTAAAGTATCTTCTTACCTTAGATTAAGCGTTAAAATTATAACCCCAGGTAAACGTATCATCTGTATCTACAAATCCTGCAGCGGATCCAACTGCCGTATATGTATCTAAATATGGTGTACCAATTCTTGTACCACTCGGTAATCGGTTTGCGAAATTAATGTTGTAGACATCAGTTGCAGGTTTGTGTAATGTGCAAGAAATATTTTGAATTACATTTTGTATATACTGGAAGCGTGTTGTAACGATATAGAAGCAATTAGCTGTATCTTTTGCAAGATATGTAAGCGTATAAAACCCTGTATCATTACTATAGTTTAGTGTAGGCTTTTCGACTCTTACAATATTAAGTTCGAGACCTTTACCGTATAGTGAAAAAGCGCTAAGTTCACTGAATGTCAAATTATTATCGCTCTTTGTTGGATATACTTGTGTTGTTAATCCGGTTACCAAATCAAGTATATAGATAGTTGGGTAAATAGCTTTATAATTTGATGCGCTTAATTCATAGTGAAGCGTGGTTGCAGCAACCATGAGTATATTGGATGCTTCATTAAACCAAACAGTTGAAAATTTCTCTAATTCAGGATAATTACCACGAGTTAGTACTGTATATGGCGTTATCGGTGCGGTTATTTGATTACTATTATAGTCGTACTCAAGCTTATTGAATATTAAATAGTTTTCTGTTTCAATTTGCAATATACTATAATACACATCAAAATTAATTGCGTTATTGAAAATTTCAGATTGAACATTTGTTGGTAAATTTACAAACGCTGCGCTTAATGTAGATGAAATAGGTCCGACAATTGTACTTGTAGCATTTCTAAAATAGAAATTACCGTATTCGATATTCTTTGTATAGTAAATAGAATTTTTAGTAGTATTAATACCGGATAATGAATAATCAAGAACTGTAAAACTTGTACTAAGCTGTTGATCAACAAAATTTGTTGGTTCGCTATATGAATAACTATATGAGAGATTATCACATGGACCGGCATTTAACCCTGTATCCCAAAACGGTCCACCGTCATAAGTTTCAGTGAGATAATTATTTGGATTAATTAAGAAGCTAGCTTGATACGTAAAATTGGCAACACCATTCGGATTATTAGGCTGTGGTGCACCATCAGCGAGCGTATTATAATAAAGATATGAGTTACTAACTACGAAATTACTTTGATCGCTCGGAGAGTCAGGTAGAGAAGCTACTGAAGCTGTAAACGTTACACCATCAACTAATGAACAATTATAGCTATTGGTATTAGATGTGTAATTTACATCCTTTGCTGTGAAATCGTATGACTCTATGACTATTGCTTGTCCTCCATCATTAAATGAACCACCATCATCATAGTAACTTGTCCCGTCAGGTAAAATACCTGTTGTATATTGAGGTGTATTGTGATCTGGGCTAATAATTTCGGTTATACTTGTCTTTAATGTGACACCAGAATAAGCTAATGACGAACCATACGGTGTAAATGTTGTAGTATTATAATGTACGTTCGGATTTGCTGACGTCCACCCTGGCCATTGAGTATCGACTGCAGATAAATTAAACACATATCCATCAAAAACATAATCTATATATTTTATAATATTACTAATTATATTAAATTGTTTATTAACACCTGTCTTATATAGACCATACTGATTACCAAATATATCGTTCTTATACTGAACAAGTGTTTGATTAATAGGAAGAAGAGATTCCTCGCGAGTATCAATAGGATACAGATTTGGCGATACTAATGGATATACATCAATATTGCTCCACATATCGTCCATGTTACCAGTGAAGAAATCTTGCGGATCTGTGTATCGCTGAATACCGGAATTAGTATAATCTAAAGTTTGCTCTCTTGTTTGATAAGCGCGAAAGAGCTGATAATATGGATCACTATCAACATCGCCCATTTTGTATTGATTACTATAATCAACTTTATTAAAATAATTATTTTCTATAAATGTTAAGGGAGACTGAAAATCGAGTTTTGTATTACCAGAAATATTACCATATTTTGATGGATCGGGGAAATAATAAACCGTATTAGGTTGAAGTTTTGAAAGATCAATAGCCGGTGTAAAATTAAAGTTTTTAAATATCGAAAGACCTATTTTATCGGGTTTAAAGAATAAACCAAGTTCTTTTTCTGTTTTTAAAAATTCTTGACTCGGTACTGCTGCTATAGTAGGGTAGCGCTTATTAAGATAATTTGCGTAATCAGTATTCGCTCTAAACAATACACCTGAAGTAAGTGCAGTGTTGGTATCAGTAGCGATATAGTAAAAATCAGCGCCTATATATTTGCTTATTTCGAGATTAACATTTTGTAGATTGAGATTGGATACATTTCCGTCATTTGTGGTGTTTATATAATCCCTATCTTTAAGTAAATTAAGTTGACTCGAATTAACAAGAGGATCTATAGCAAAATTATTTGTACCGAGCTCAATTGCATAGAAAGGGTAATTGAGAATTGCCGTGACAATACTTTGATTAATGTTTAGAAATAAATTTGGATCTATACCAGATTGATTAAGTCCAAAATAGTCATTTCTTACTCCAGATGTTACATCGTATGCTGATGCGGGCAGGGTTGGACTTAAATCGTAATAATCGGTGTAAGTATCGTATAAATCTTCAATTTCAATGACAATATTATTACTAATAGTCGACAGAGCTAAATTTAATGTACCAAGTTCAGAAGCAATATTTTTTGTTTGAAGGGAATTAATGGTATTAACATATAATAAATTTTCAATACCGGTATTTGAACCTTTTAGGTTGTATTGTAGAGTAGCGGTTTGGACAGTATCACGTAATGTACTATAGTACAGACAAATATCTTTAATTTTTTGTGCAAAAAATGGTACAGCAATTGCCAAATCGCGAGAGTTATTAATATCAATATTTTGTAAAAATCTTTGTTCATCAGCTGATGAATAATTAATAATAATTTCTTGTATTAAATTTGTGTAATATGTTTGTATACCAGCTGTAGCATCGGTTCTATTAATGCCTTTTACTTTATACCAGTTGTTAAGATAGGACTGATAACGAGCTAAAAATTGACTCGTTGTTGTAAAGAGCTGATTATTGTATTTGAGCCAATCAGTAAATGTAAGAGGTTGAAGACGATCTACAGGATCAATGGGGGGTATAATCGCGGTAATCGAATTGCTGAGTCTTTCATCTATGTATTGTAAGGTCTCGGCCATGGAAATATTTAGCTATTTTAGCTGTTGTATGTGATGTTAGCAGCTGAAGTAAATAAACGTAATCCTTTAGTTAATTCATAGCTAAGCATAGTTTGAACAATACCATTATTAGAACTCCAGTTAGCATAAGAGCTATTAGTTTGTGATAGTGTTGTATAAGGGTCGCTCCAATTTATAATATTATCATAATATGTATTGTTATATACTGGATTATAATTGTAAAATTTATAATAATTGTTAATCTGCGCACCAGAGACTGAATCTGCTGCAACTAATCCCCATCCCCATGACGAACTATATGCAGAAAGTGGTATTACCGAATTATTACTATAGTTTGCAATTATATTATTATTAACAAGAAGATAATTTCCGGAAAATAATTCTTGTGCGACAATAGGTGTACCATTAATAAAAGTTCCAGTATAAGGATCGATATTAGAACTTAAATTAATACCGTACGTGCTATTACTAAATGTTGTACCTTGTGGATTAAAATTTAAAGCGTATTTATTACTAGTTCCCCATAATAAACTTTGTTTTATTGATAATAGATCTACAAGTCGACTTAATTGTGGTGGTAGTGTTAAATTATATTGTTCAAAATCTACGGTTAATTCTTGACAAAAGGATAATAGGGATTTAATATTAACTTTGTTGATATCGGCATTATTATCAACAAAGTTAGCTATTTTTTCATAAACTGTTTTACCGAGTTCGTAAGGTTGAGCATTTAACCCACCGACAATAACGCCTAAAAATTGATCAAAGAAAACTTGTTTATCTAAAAGAGTTTCTTGATAGCGTAAAGAATCGTAGAAACCAGCAGCATTCCAGTTTTCATTTACCTTAGCAATATTGTATTGACCTGAGCTTGGATAGATATTGAAAACATTAGATTGACCGGTTATATTACGGATGGTACTAACTGGAGCAGCATATTTGTTTAGCCAATTATAACCGTTCCAATCTCCATATGCTTGAAATTCTTTAAGGCCGTCACTGTATTGTTGATTAGTAACATTAATAGGTGTTGTGTAGCTACTTAATGTTGGTAGACCTGTAGTCGGATATGTTAATGATAGTGTATATTTTGGATTCAACGTACCAGTAGAAGCTAAATTAGCGTCTAAGATATAGAGATTACTATCAAAATTATTAATAACCCAAATATTATTTGATGTATCACAGGTTATACCACCAATACTACAAATATATTCCGTTATATTATTACCACGACCTGCAACGTAATTACTAGTTGTACCCGAAATACTATCTACCTTGGTTAATGTCTCAGCGCCTTGAACAACCCAAGCATTTTGGTTGCCATCGATTGTTAAGTTACCAATTTGTTTAAATCCACTTAAAGGATATCCGGGTAATAAGTTGCCATTAGTATCAAATTTATAAAGGTAGTCGTTTCTATTATTGAATCCTACACCTTGTGAATTATGATTAATAGCTGTTACCCATACATTGCTATTTCTGTCGATTTGTATTTGTTCTGGTGATATGCCTCCAGGAAAATTAATCAATGTAAAGACGGTAGCAGACGTTGTAAAATTATTCGTACCTTGATATTTTATTAGAGCGCTATAATCAGGGTGCGTATACGCAACCCAAAGATTATTATTAATATCTGTATCAATAGAAGCAGGTAGAAAAAGACCTTCACCTGCAAATCCACTTAAACTAAAATTATATCCCTGATTAGGAGCTACAACAGAATTAACTCCTGTCCAAGATGCTAACCAAGGATATGGTGCTGTTCCTGGTACACCGGTAAACGGTGAATCGCTATCGCTAGGATTAGAATCAGCTTGATAGACAAAATACCAAACACCGTCTCCGATGTTTTGCTGATACCAGAATTGCGGAAAGGTACTGTCACCAGCTCTACCATTTAACTGCCATACACCAGCTGAGTGATATAGGCTAGCGTTAGAGTTATATGAATATGTGCCACTAGGTTGTAAAAATGTATTACTAGAGGTTGAGCTAGCACCAGTAAAACCAGGACTAGATAGGGTAAATTGTAGATTAGTATAGCTATAATTTGAGCTCAAAGTATAAAAACTATTAGAGACATCTGTAGGGGCTGCAACTGTTGTAACATACCCTGTTGCGTTGTCAATTTTAATTACAATACCACTATCAAACAAAGATACCCATAAATTGTTATTACTATCTAGAGCTATATCATTCGGTGTAGCTGCTGAAAGACTATTGACGTATGGGTATCGGTAATCAACAATTGAAGTTTGGTTATTAACAAGGGTAACCATAGCGGATAACTGATATGTCTGTAAAAGATTACCGGTAATATCGTATTTTAGTATTTTATCGCCAACAGGATCTGCAAACCAAGTTTGATAATCAGAATTAGCTGTGCTACCAGAGGGTGCAACAGTTATGGCATACACATTATTAGCGCTTATCGTATAGTTTGTTGTATTGGAGAACGTTACTGTTACACTATCATTGAATCCGTTAATGTTTTCTTGTCGTAAGATTCTTAAAGCAGTATTGTACTGAGGAATTGTTATCCAATTAATTAACGCATCTTTTACATAATATGGCGGGTCGATAACGTTAACTGAAGCTGTTAAGATGCAATTTTCGGTACTTTGACTAGCAATAAAATAGCCTTTATAAAACGCGCCTAATGATTGCGGAGCCTGTGAAGTAAAATCCTCGTAAAATGTTATTCCTGGTGCAGAAAAATAATTTCCACCGCTGCTATAAACAATTCCTGTCTGTACGTCATAGTATGGTTGTAAATTACCACAAATCGGTGAATTTACGGTAACGGAGGATGAAAGAGCTGGATAATTTTTAGTTGTGAAATTTTGATTATCTTTAAATTTTACCACATACGGCACGTCAGTATCTTGCCAACTAATATATGGTATATCAAATGAATGATCAACAGGATTACCCTCACCATCGATACCTGTCGTTGTTATTGAAAGATGGTCGGCAGGGTTATAGCGAGTCTTTATACTTGCAAATACTGCAGGATCTAAATTCTGAAATCCGTAAGGAGGATAATCAATAAAATTAAAAGCATTTGTACGTTGGGTAAACGCGTCATTAAATTTTGCATTATCAATTGTTGCAAATACTATAATAGGTGATTCATTTGTTAGTAAATTACCGGGTATGTCGTCGGTATACCAAAATTGACAGGATCCTGTCACGCCAGCAAGAACGCTACCGGGATCTGTTTGTTGACAGATTTGTAACTGATTGTTCTGGATATTAACGTAGATTGGTTGAATTGTAGGTTGGATACTTTCAACTGTTACATAATCTGTAAAGCCATTAATGGTGGATAAAACATAGAACCGGCTCAGAGCACGAAGATGAGACCATTTGTCCATATTCTCATTGGCTGTATAATTATAACCACCTTGCGCTCCAGAAGCATATAAATTAATTGTATAACCGGTCGCACTTAACGCTGAATAATCTTGCCAGCTAAAATGGGTATTAAGAACTAAAGGATCTATTAATTTACCGACTGGAATATCATATATTAAGCTTTTATAATCTTGAAAAGCAATTTGTGTTGAGATAAAATTATAAATTTGAACGGTAGTAGAGTACGTACTATCATAAGCATTACCGTTATTATCATAAACGGTTAACGTAACAGTATATTCACCAGGCCATTGATAATTATGTACCGGTTTAATATCTGTGGAAAAATTACCGTCACCAAAATCCCAACGTAATGTCTTATTGGAAATGTTTTGTGCGGCGGATAGTATTGTAGATGTAGTGAAGCTAGGTATAAAGGTGAGTGGAGTATTGCTCAGGGTAAAGGAAGATAATACGTTGCTGTTTGTATAATCAACGACATCATAATATATGAATGTATAGTTAAGATTAGTTGACATTATCGTTAATTAGTCAGTGTCTGAATAGATGGCGTCACTACATTAATCTGATTAATAAATGTTAACGCATCTTTGAGATAAGGAAATTTAAAATATGGTAGTGGTACGTTTTGTGTATAGACGTTTATGTCATCGTAAGGATAAACAGGGTTATAAATTAATAAACTCACACCAGGTACAGTTGTAACGTTATTATTAGCGTCTGTATATTGAGTTGACACGCTAGTAACACCATCAATAGCTAAAATTTGATTTGTTAGAGATGAAATATCAATAAGAAGACCGAGGTTGTCATTTGTTGTAGCAAAATAATTTGTAAATATACCTGCTACAAGATTTTTAAGAGAAGTAGCGTCGTTTCTTGACGTTATATCGCGTGTGATTACAAGCTGTGTGTTATTGGCTATTGCAGGGGTTAATGTTGTATTAGGTGTTTTAACACCAATAGTTACTTCAACGTAAACTGGATCATTAATAATTAATTCAGCTGTTGTAAGCTTAACTCCTTGAAGATCATTTAAAATAAGTTGCTTCTGTGCGTTATTGAGATAATTTACTCTTGTTGTAAGGGAAGATGTTTTTACTAATTTTGGTACAGCATAGATATATACATTATTAAAATTACTTGAATCAGCAAATTTAACTTGATTAAAGAGTACACGTGATTGTGTGTTTACATTTGTTACGCCGAGATCAAAATAATATTTTAAGTTTCCAGAAATATAATCCCAGTTACTCACTACTTTTGTTGATGCAATTACGTTACTATAATTTTTATTGATATAATTAGTAAAATCATCTGGTGTGATTAATCTATATTGACTTCTAAATGTATTTGCTGCATTTATTTTTATACTATCAGCATTTTCAGCAGCTACAAAATTTGTTGATGCGTCGGTATTTGAAAATGTAATATTAGCTGCTTGTTGCGAAGTGATAATATTTAAATTGGGTGAAATAACGTTTGCTGCAATATTATTAAATCTAGAAGTATTAAAGAGAAATAATGGTCGGCTATTTAAAGTACCAGGACCAACTTGACCAGGTGCACCAGCCGACTGTAAATAATAAACAGCAACCTGAGCTCCGGGAATTAATTGCTGACCGGTTACATTATTACCAAATTTAATTTCATAACGTCCATTCTCATTTAATCGTATTTCGTATTTTAAAGCTGTAGATTTTTCTAAAAATAATGATGCTGTGGGCGTCCAAAGAACCCATGGGGCATTTGGATCGATACTATTTTTTACATATACATCGGTATTAAAATGGTCGATAATTATGTTTTGTGCATTGGGGTTAACAACAGTAAGTGTAAGAGTCTCAAAAGGTGCGCCTGCAGCGAGATATGTGGGGTACTCTGTATATGATCCTTGATACAATAAATTATTATCTTGAAGATCGGTGAGAACAGTTGAAGATGTACCACTACCGTTATTTGTAAAGGTTATATCTTTATTAAATGAATAATTGATACCGTTTACGTTAAAAAATGAATAGCGAGGAATTGTATAAGCACCGGTAGCAAAATTTTGATTAGCTGTTGCTTTAAATGGTAAGATTGCAGTTTGATAACCGATAGGGTTGTATCCGATAAGTTTTACAATCTTATTAACATTCTCATATAATTCTGCTGTTGTGAGTGTTGTTTCCGCACTAGTCCTATTCAAATAGAATAATAGAACGTGGTATGAATAAGCAATAATATCTATAATAGAGGAAAGATTACTACCTTCATAGCGTTGATCAGTGAAATTATTTGCTGAATTAAGCCTTGATATAATAAGATTCTTTAAACTCAAAGCATCAAACGATGCGTATGCATTTACTGGAAGATTATAATCGTTAAACTGATTGTTATTAGTGGCCATATGTTATTGTTAAGAAGAGTAAACGAACCCTGAAGTACTTAATACGCCGTTTACGTAAAAACTAGTTGTACCTAAAGAGGGAACTTTAAAAGCTATTGTGACACTGTATTGTTGAAAATCAGGTTGCGCGATAACAGATACTTTAATAAGAGAAACTCTTGGCTCGAATGTTGAAATACCATTTACTATTTCATTACCTATTAGATTCGCTGTATCCTCATCACATGGTTCAAAGAGATATTGAATTAAATTTAAGCCAAAGAAGGGATTAAGGATTTTTTGACCAGGGACAGTTAAAAATAAATTTAAAAATGAATTTTTTATTGCTCCTAAATCATAATCAGCGACAATATCAACAATTTCAGGATTTTTTAATAATTCATTATGTTGTGTGTAAGCGCCGTAAGGTGGATCATAGTAGATAGGGGTGAGATCTAAATGTAAATCATTATACGTATAGCCTTTATTCGATTTCGTAGGCCTTTCAGTTAATGAATTAAGTTTAATAGTTGCCACATATATATTTATTAGTGTTTTACGTTTCAATGCATTGGTTTATTGGTCCTCGGACAATAAATAATAATACACATGAAAAAGCGTTTTCTTAAGCTCTATGAAAGTTGGTTAACCCGTTATAACCATGGTGGTTTTCTTCAGGGTGACATTGTTAAGTTGAAGCTCGATGCTTTAAAGCATTATTTCGTTAAAACACAATCTGACGACCTTGTTAAGAATATTGAAGATCTTATCAAAGATGGCCGTACTCTTAGAGTTACAAATGTTATTAATAAGTTTCCAGCAGTTATGGGTACAGGTAACCCTGACGATGTTGGTCCAGACTTTACAGTTGAGATCGGTCTCGATGAAGGTGGGGGTAGAATATATAAGACAGCTATTGTGCACGTTGGTATGATTGATAAGATCGATACTGTTCCAGGTCTTGAGGAAGTACCTGATAGGAACAAGTACGATAACAAGATTAAAATCAAGCCTGTCGAAGTAAAGGATGAAGCTGAAGAAGTTCCCTTTTATTCACCAGCTCGTACCCGTACAGCTGACCTTGGTAATAAGAAATTAGCTCCTACAGAGTCAAAGCTTAAGAACGTTAATACCGCTATTCCTGCTTCACCTGCAGTAGGCGATAAAGACCCTGCTTCATATACAGCAAAGTATATGCCTAAAGCTTAATTTCAGATAACTGAATTAAACAAGCATAGCAGTTAATCTCTTTATCTATAACAAACCCGTCCCTGTATAGATATTCAGAAATTGTAAGTAGGTACAACCGCTTAAGATCGGCATTTGTTTCAGTTTCATCAACAAAATTAAATAAATTACGGAGAAGTGATGTATAGTCGGAGTTGAACGTTTGTTCGCTCTCAATTAAAGCTCTGCGAAGAGTGTCTACGTTTTTCTTTTTTACTTCTTTAAAAATAAGCTCTAATACTTTATTATTCTTTAGATCTTTTAAGATAAGTGTACCGGTAGAAGAGAATTTCTGTAATTCATTAATACACTTACGGAGATCAGGGTATGTACCTTTAATAAACTCAACAAGTTTAACTCTTTGATCGTCAGGTACGGTAATACTTTCTTGCTTTAAAATACTAGCACACCTTTTTACAGCTAAGTCTAAAGGTGGGGTAAGATCGAAGCTTTGACATCTACTCTGAAGAGCTGGAATAATTTTATATTTGTAATTTGCTGTTAAAATAAAACGAGTAATACCAGCAAACTCCTCCATCGTATTTCTCAATGCACGCTGGGCATCAATAGACAGTCCATCGCACTCATCAAGAATGATAACCTTAATCTTACCATCAATACTCATGGTTTGAGCGAAATTGACTACCTTGTGTCTAATAGTATCAATACCATTTTCGTCAGAAGCATTAATATAAAGATATTGACATTCAAGAATATCGTTTACAATAATTTTAGCCGCAGATGTCTTACCAATACCAGCAGCTCCTGTAAAGAGTAAATTAGGAATCTCTTCTTTATTCTTAAAGGACAATAAAGACTCTTTAGTAAAAGGAGAACAGATAAAGTCGTCGAGGGTCTTCGGACGATACTTCTCAATCCATAGATTTGAAAAATCGTAACTCATTTTAACGTCCAGAAGCACCGAAACCTTTTTCACCACGATCGGTACTATCTGCCTTTCCCCACTCAACTGGCATATGAATATTCATATAGATGACAAATTGCGCAATCCTATCGCCAGCCTTTACCTCATACGGTGTATCTGTATTGTTATAGAGCTTAATACCTGCATCACCACGATAGGCGTTATCAATAATGCCAGGATGCGCTGTGACGCCGTGTTTAAATCCAAGACCGCTACGACTCTCTACCTTAACCCAATAGCCTTCAGGTATATAGGCAAACTTAAGACCAACAGGGACAACTACACTTCCTCTTGCAGGTACTACAGCATCTTCAACGCTATAAACATCATAACCAGTATCAGATTCATGATTCTTAGTAGGAAGCTTAGCAAGCTCGTGAGTCTTTTCAAATTTTAAAATAGGAAGATATTGAATATTAGGGTCAGACATATAAGCCTATAATAATATACCTTTATTTAAAATCAACCTAGAATAAGTATATCCACAGTATGGATGAAGAATTGAATGATGAAGTAGGTACATTACTCGACCAGCTTCAAGCAGTTAGCGTAAAAGTAAAAGAAGTAAAAAAAGAAAGAGATCCTATCACGAAGGAAGAACTCGAGAAGTTTACCATTGAGAATGGAGCAGCTTTAGTTCAGGATGCTCTTGAAATGGTTGCTACCGTAAAGGATTTTATTATCTCAGCCCCTAACGCTGAAGACGTAGAGGCTTTAGCAGGATTAATTAAAGCTGCTTCTTCGGCTATTGATTCGCTTAATCATTTAACTATTCAAGACAATCGTTCAAAGACTTCCGTTAAGCTTAAAGAGATGGATATTGCCTCTAGAAAAGAACTTCAACAGGATAACAACACACATAAGTTACTTGCAACTAGAGAAGAGATCTTTAAGATGTTAGTTGATAAGGCTAAGCCTATTGAAGCAGAAATTGTTTCGGATAAGAAAATAAGCTAGGCAAGCGGACCCGCAGGACCTGATACTGTATTCGTTCCATTAGGATTATAGCTAAATTTAGCAGCTGGCGCTAATGCAGTTTGAACTGGAGTAGGCGGGACTAATGAAGGTGACGCGGGAGCAGGTGCACTAGGCTTACCAGCTTTAGCATTCTTCTTAGATGTTGGGCTATCCTCACAAGTTGTTAACTCTTTAACAATCTTATCTACAGTCTTTTTAATTTCTTTCTTAATACTCTCTTCAAGATTCTTGAGTTGTTTAGATATATCGAGCGCATTAACAATTTTTGATTTAAGATCATCAAGCTGTTTCTTAAGATTTTTAAGAATATCATCGGGCTTATGGAACTTAAAGTGAATTAATGCATTAAAGTCAATACCGGCAATTACAGGTAACTGGAAATCGCAGATAATACCTTTAAGTTGTTTTTCTAAAGCAATAACACCTGTTAGGCTTGTTGGTGGACCGGAGTTAGCAAGACTAGTTGCTACGTTAAGTGCGTCACCAAGAGATCCAAGAGATACGGATGGTAATCCGCCTTGTATATCAAGACTAGCTGAGAATGTTTGTTTTAATAGATCGGCAGCTGCACCCGTTGCTGCGCCAACAGGATTTGTTAATGCACCGACAATATTATTACCACCGGGAAGCTGACCGAGAGCACCTGTAACCACACTAAATCCTGGAAGGTTAGCAATCTGTTGATTAATACTTGTAAACGGTAATTTACCTTGTAGCTGACCGGCAAGAGCTGTAACACCACTACTAGCAAGATTACTAAACAATTGCGATGACGGTACTTGTTGCTGACTAGTGTATGGTGTCGTTATACCGGCAAGACTTTGTGTTACAGCCTGACTACCGGTGCCAAATATTTGAACAGCGGCATTTTCAGCAGGCGTTCCCTTAGGAACAGGCGCACCTGTCGATATAGCCTTTACAAGCGTTGTGGGATTAATAATAGCTGGGTTATTAATTAAAGTTATAGGAAGCGCTGCAGCAGAAAGCGAAGCAATAGATCTATATGGCTGAGAGCCTGATGTTACAATTCGTTTACCAAGATAATCAACATGTATAAATGTACCTTCTACGTTTTGTGAATATAAAAATGGTGCAATGAATTGCTTATTACTATATTGATTTTTTGACTTATTTTGTAAAATATCGGCAATATTAAATGTCGGAGACGGTGTATCAGGGTTTTGATTTGCTATAGGTGTTTTAGGTGTGGATATTGCACCAGCTACAGTCGATGCAGTGTTTAATACAGACTTTAATCCAAACGTAGGTGTAACTTGAATAGCCATATGTTTACCCTGTGAAGGCCTCCCCTCGTTGAATAGGTCCGAAATATGCACCCATACCTCGAGCACCATTTGCTCCACCACCAATAACACCAGCTCCCTTAATGAGAGCAGCAGATCGTTGAACAGCAGCTGCTGAATTTGCTGCAGGGTTAAAGATACTATCCGATGTCAAACCATTTTCACCAACAGACATACTATACACACCTAATGACCTTCCGCCGTCACCAGAATCAGTGACTTTAATATATCCACTATTACTCTTAGCCCAATTACCACCATCTCCTGTTGTTG